CGGTATTATTGGTCTTGCTCTTAATCTTAGGGCTTATGATTTTGTGAGTCAGGAGATCCGAGCATCGGAAGACCCAGAGTTCGAGACGTTCTACACCAAGAACATTCTCTTGAATGAAGGTCTTCGTGCCTGGATGGCACCAGTGGATCAACCACACGAACAGTTTGTATTTCCGGAAGAAGTTCTTCCTAGAGGTAATGCTCTATGATTTGTTGAGGAGGTCTACGGATCTCCTTTTTTTGTGGTTGAGGATAGATGATCATAAATAATCTGAAGGACCTTTAGAGATATAATGAAAACATTCTCTCTTTTTATGGAAGAATCAAATCAGATTCTTCTTTTGCAAATTCAAGAAGAGATTGTTTTTCTTGAGGATCAGTTATCTATATGCGAAGATGAAGAACTTGCAGAAAGTATTGCAAGTAGATTGAGCGATATCAAAAGAAGAGGTGCTGGTATTGCTAGGAGAGCTGCTGTAGCGGGTTTAGCGGCTGCGGCAGTGGCTGGTGGAGGTGGTGCCGCTAAAGCAGCAGATTTTAGTGGAAATGTTAATGTAAGTCGTGGTGCTGTTCCTGCACAAGCAACCAATCAATCAGTAAGAAGTGCTGTTAGTAAAGCAATTGCTAATCCAGGACAATCTCAATCAGCATCTTCAGAAAAAGGTAGAATGAAGACCACTGTGAGTGGTGGCATCAACGTCAGCGGCAGATTTGGTGGCGGCGGTGGAGATAAGAAAAAGAAAGAGAAAGAAAAAGAAAGAGGAGATAAACAAGGCCAGCGGAAAGAGAGAAAAGGACAAGAAAAACCTAGGTTTAGAGACACACTGGCAGGTAAAAAAAGGTCACAACAAGCAAGACGTGATCATGTATTGAAGCAAAATAATTACAAAACAAAATACAAGTATGCAGTACCCGATGCAACTGGTGGGAGATGGAACTCTAAACAAGCATCTGGTCCCAATCAATATACTAATTGGAAAGCATCGGGAACAAATAAAACTGGTGGTACTAATTGGAAAAGAACTAAAATTGTTGGAGATCCTCAAGGCACAGGTTCAACTGGAAATGTGGTTGGTGCTAAAAAATATAATAGACTGTTTGGTTCAGGTGGAAAGTATGCGCCTGCTGGTACTGGAACAGGAGAACATGGTACGGGAGGAGATATGAAATTTGTGCCAAGAAATATTGGAAAACCATTTAATCCTAAGGGGTATCGGGCCAGTGGTGGAAGTCAGTTTGTAAGATAATTGCCTTGACAAGGATGTAAACTTTTTATATAATACTGAACGAGAATACTTAAAAAACCTCAAATGAAAATTTTTCTTGATACTGCAGATACAGAAATTATAAGAAAGTATTTTGAAACTGGATTGGTAGACGGAATTACCACAAACCCAACTTTGATTATGAAATCTGGTCGGAATCCAGATGATGTATATCAAGAACTTTCTGATATGGGAATCAGTGATATCAGTATGGAAGTCATGGGAAACGCTCAGGAGATGCTTGATGAGGGTTTAAGACTGTCTGATAAGTTTGGTCCCGTCTCTACCATCAAAGTCCCATGCACACGCGATGGTCTTGCTGCATGTAGGGAACTCACGAAAGAACGAATCCGTACCAACGTCACACTCGTCTTCTCCGCCGCCCAGGCAGTCCTTGCAGCAAAGTCTGGAGCAACATATGTTTCTCCCTTTGTAGGACGCTTAGATGACCAGTCAGTAGCAGGTCTTGAGGTTGTACGTTCTATTGCTGGACTTTATCAAATTCATGGCATCAAGACTCAAGTCCTTTCTGCATCTATTCGTAGTGTTCAGAGGGTTGTTCGTTCTTGGTATAATGGTGCTCACATCGTCACCATGCCCCCTAAGATTCTTGAGCAGATGTATGATCATGTGCTTACTGATAAAGGAATGGAAATTTTTGAAAAGGATTGGGAGTCAGTACAAAAATGAAATTTACAATTTACTCGAAGGATGGTTGCCCATTCTGCACCAAGATCCAACAAGTAATGCAGTTGGTCGAATTACAACACGTCATATATAAACTTAACAGAGACTTTACTCGCGAAGAGTTTTATGACAAGTTCGGCCAAGGATCAACCTTCCCACAAGTCGTTTTAGATGATGACCAAGCTCTTGGTGGATGTACAGAAACTGTTAAGTATTTACAAGAAAAAAATGTAATTTAATGGAAGAAACATATCAAATTGTAGAGTCTGCAATTGATTATGCTTTTCAAGGTAAATTTGTCCTCGGATTTTATGAGTATCTTAAATCCAGCAAAACAAAAAGATGCGATGTGCAAGAGTTTATTAAAAGTCAAACAGCAAAAAACATACAAGATCTTATTTTGCAGTTAGAGGATTACTTAAAGGGTGGGGATAAACAACTTAGGGAAGCGTATGGTCACATACCAAAACCCCAAGCCAGAAAAATAAAAAACTATCTTTCTGGTATTCTTGAAGACGCTTTGAGGTATAGTAATGACCGAAAACCAGGACGACGAAAGAAACAATCTAAATAATCATGAACCCCACACAAATCGGGGTGTTGAACTACTACTACGAAATAGGAGGAAGAAATCAGACCCGCCCAAAACTTTTCAGATAAAGTTTGGTAAAATGATTTCTCTCCTCCGCAGAGAGTTTGTCATCCATCTAAACTTTTATCTAGATGTAAGAAAAAAGTAACTCTCTGGAGAAAGAAAAATGTTAGCAGTCACTCTCACGATCGGAACCTTAGTTTCTATTATGTTCTTTTTTGTTGGAGGAGTAGTAGGATGGTTGGCCAAGGAACATATCTATGCAACCCAACCAGTATATACACACCCAGAGATGTTTGATGAGAACGGAAATGTTCTCCCAGATGAAATTTTAGCAGTACGATTTGAAAATAGTTATGACGACCTCACAGAAGAAGAAGACCACGACAATTGAAAGTCTTCCACACAATCCATTTATCTTTGAAATTTTAGATCTTGCTTCTAAGCAAAGAAGCAAAGCAAAAAAAGTGGAAGTGTTGCAGACATATGAACATGATGCACTGAAAACAATTTTTATCTGGAACTTTGATGATACAGTAATTTCAATGCTTCCTGAAGGTGAAGTTCCTTATGCAGACGGTAATGACCAGTCTGTTTTCTCCGGAACTCTTTCTGAGAATCTGGCAAGGGAAGCAAAGGGTGGAGAGTCTGCAACCGGACAAGATCTAGACGGTAGAGGAAAAACTTCTCTCCGCCGCGAATATCAAAATCTTTATCACTATGTAAAGGGTGGCAATGGTGGATTAACTCCAGTCCGTAGAGAAATGATGTTTATCAATCTTCTAAGAGGACTTCATCCCAAAGAAGCCGAATTACTAATTTTAGTAAAAGATAAAGACCTTACAAGCAAATACAAAATTACTCATGAAATCGTGAAGCAAGCTTATCCTGACATTACTTGGGGAGGTCGTTCATGACAGTCCAACTAGAAAAGGAAGAGCTTATGGAAGAAAATTTCTATCCAGGGAAACAAGTAGATGAAAAAAAGTATAGTTGTCAAATTCTTTTAGAAAAAACCACAATACAACAAGCAAACGATAAATCATTCCCAACCGATGCAAGGTTGATATGGTATAAGGTTAATGGAACTGAATATGTTGATTTAACTCGTTGTCGTAAGACAGTAGAATTATTTGATATGTATTACGATAAGTACGGTAAGGGAGCGGTCCAAAAAATTGATTTTGGATATGGTTCCGTCAATCCTAAACTTTGGGGATACAAATCAAAAGAGTCGGAGAAAAAGAAAAAGTAGTATGGATCAATTGACATCAAAATTTCAAATTATGAAAATGCGAAAAGAAATTAAAATTTTGCATGAAGAGATCCGTGAGTTAAAATTAATGTTAAAGAAACAGACTCCGGAGTGGTGTCATCCAGAGTCTGCCATAAATTTTTCTGATCCATATCCCGTTGACAAAATGGGTAAATAGTATTATGATAACAACCATATAACATCTTCATTATGGACTACAAACCCTACTCATCAG